AAAAAGAGTGGTCTTATGCAAGAGCTTCGTATACGAGAGGCATATATGTCACCTTCAAAGTATCGTAAGTATCGCAAGAATGAGGCCATTAAGCGGCGGAAGCGGGATGAACGTAAAAACGAATGGTCACGTAAAAATACTACTGAATGGTAAAAAATTTAGGTAAAATTGTTATTATTAAGTTTTACTTACTATTTATTTGTGTAATCACAGAATACGCTTTCACCTATAAAGCGTGCGGATGATTTTCGGTCTAACCGATATGAGGGCTCTGAATAGCCCTTTTAGACGTTTCTAGGAAACTAATACTATGGCTAAAGACACATTATTAAAGGAAGCCATTGCCGACGCAAAGATGGTCAAGGAAGCAGCTATTGCAAATGCAATGATTACCTTGAAGGAATCTTTCAAGCCGCAACTCTCTTCAATGCTTGCTGCAAAGCTTCGTAATGAAGAAGAGGGCGACGGCGATGATGATGCAGTGGAAGAACAGAAGAAGCTTGATTCTTCTGATATTGGCGGCGGTGCCGTGACAGTTGACAACCCAGGACCAAAGAAGCCATCGGCAGTAGCGTCTTCGTCTTCAGATATTGAAAATCCAGAACAGGAAGTAGAAACTTTCGGTGAAGGTATTGAAGATATGTTTGATGATGAGGAAGAAGATGAACTTGATGATGAAGTTCCTGATGCCGGTGTTGACGGTGAAGAAGAAGTTGACAACGACGGCGATGAAGACGATCTTGACCTTGAAGCAATCATTCGTGAACTTGAAGCCGATCTTATCGACGACGAAGGTGAAGAAGATGTGCCAACAGAGGGATTTGATGATGTTCACGCCGGTGAAGAGGTTGACGGTGCTGTAACAACGGAAACCGTTGAAGGCGACGGTGATGACGGTGTTCACCGTGATGGCAAGTCTCATCCGGCCAAATATGGTTTTAATGGCGGTAAGGTTACAGAAACAACCCTTGGTGAAGACGCCGAGGAAGAAGTAGACCTCGAAGAAATTCTTCGTGAAATGGAAGCAGATGAAGATGATATGGAAGATTCTTCTGAACAGATTGCAACCGAAAACGTTGAGCTCAAGCGTTCATTGCGTGAGCACCGCGAGGTGATCAAGCTACTTCGTAATCGTATCAACGAAGTCACATTGCTCAATAACAAGTTAATGTTTACAACTAAAATTTTCCGCAACTTCCAGTTGTCGGAAGGTCAGAAAAAGAAAGTTGTGGAGCAATTTGACCGCGCTACGACGCTTCGTGAGGCAAAGCTTGTGTATTCCACAATTGCCGAGTCTCTTGGTGTGAAGGCTGTTACCCCTAAGAAGGTAGCATCAAAGATCACCGAAGGTGCTTCTAAGACAGTTGCATCTACGAAGCCGAAGTCTCAGACAGTTCTAACAGAAGGCGATGCAATTGTTGCTCGTCTCCAGAAGCTAGCCGGCATTCAACTAAACGGCTAATCACTCTAACCTATAGGAATATACTATGAGTTTGAATCTAAACCAGCTTCTGTCTGAGAGCTCGACGCCGCTTGACGCTCTTCTAGCACAGTCCCGTGGACTTGCCAAGAAGTGGGAAAAGACGGGCTTGCTCGAAGGCATGAAATCCGAAATAGAACGCGGCAACATGGCCGTGCTTCTTGAAAACCAAGCTAAGCAGCTTGTACTTGAAAGCTCCCGTACCGGCGGTGCTAACGCAGAACAGTGGTCCGGTGTTGCTCTTCCACTAGTTCGTAAGGTCTTTGCAGAAATTGCTGCTAAGGAATTTGTATCGGTTCAGCCGATGAATCTCCCAAGCGGTCTTATCTTCTACATGGACTTTAAGTATGGCACAAACCAGCCACCGCGCCTTGCAGGTCAGTCCGTATATGGTGATACGACTTCATCGACGGCACCAGTTGGCGGTCTATATGGCGCAGGTCGTTTTGGTTATTCCATCAACGAAGTAACTGCATCGGGTCTAAGCATTACTTCGTCCTCGTTGGCAACAACGGCATCTGTCAACTTCTTGCAGGGTGTCAATCCGTCAGGTTTGGCTGAGTTTGAAGTTCCTCTTGCGAGCCTCCCAGGAGCTGACGTCAATGCCGTTCGTTCTTTCGTACCATCGGGTACATTATTTACTGGTTGGCTTCCAGCATTTACTCGTCTTAATGCTGCCAAGACCCACGTGGTCTTCGTTGCTAATGCAACGGCCGGTGCTACAATTAACCAAGTTGACTACACAGTTCAACCTGTTGATTCTAACCGTGGCGACTTTGAAGACCGTGTTGGTAGCTCGATTCCGCCAACGGGTGTGGATCTCGGTATTCCAGAAATTGACATTGAACTTCGCTCTGAGCCTATTGTTGCCAAGAGCCGTAAGCTCAAGGCCGTCTGGACGCCGGAACTCGCACAAGACCTCAATGCTTACCACAGCATTGATGCCGAAGCTGAATTGACGGCAATGTTGAGTGAATACATTTCTTTGGAAATCGACCTTGAAATCCTAGAAATGTTGCTCACCAACGCTCAGACCACGGGTTACTGGTCAGCCAAGATTGCTCAGGTCTGGAATGGTACGGCGTTTGTACCTGATACAAACCTCGCCGCTCAGGCTTGGACCACAATGACCTGGTACCAGACGCTTGGCAATGAAATTCAGAAGGTCAGCAACAAGATTCATCAGCTCACCCTTCGTGGTGGTGCTAACTTCATTGTTGTGTCACCATCTGTTGCTTCAATTCTTGAAGTAATTCCAGGTTTCACTGCTAAGACGGACGGCAACCAGAGCAACTTTGCAATGGGTGTCTCGCAGGTTGGAAGCTTCCAGAACCGCTTCCAGGTCTATAAGAATCCTTACCTCACGGGTAATGTGGCTCTTATGGGCTTCCGTGGTTCTAACTTCCTTGAGACTGGTGCTGTGTATGCTCCATACATCCCACTCATTATGACTCCGTTGGTCTATGATCCACAAAACTTCACGCCACGTCGTGGGGTAATGACTCGTTACGCTAAGAAGATGGTTCGTAGCGAGTTCTTCGGTAAGATCGTCATTGACGGTGTTCCGAACCTCTAAGTTGTTGTAACATAACAAGTTAGAATAAAAAGGGCGACCTGTAATGGGTCGCCTTTTTTATTTGATCAAATCGTGGTTTGGTCATAACACATCCTACTTATAGAAGAACGCCCCATGGAGGTATTATGACAAAATCATATAAAAACCGCCCGCCGCGAGGAAAGACTTCAAAAAATACACCGTGGCATCGGCCGTGTCCACAATGTAAACAAACCATGTATTATTCCTCAAAAGGAAATTTAGTAAAGGCAATCAAAAATAATCGTGTATGTATGCAGTGTAAAAATATATTCACTGATGAGTATCGGCAAAAAATTGCCAGTTCACTCAAGGGTAAAACATACATAAATCGTAAATCAAATAAGAAAACGACTATTAGCACATTCCATAAATCGTGTCCGGCATGTAATAGTATCATATACTATGCAAACAAATATTCACTTGATCGTTCCATACGAACCAATGCGGTGTGTAATGGTTGTGCGTCGCACCTATACAAAAAAACATTCAACTGTGTTATTACACAAGATCATATCAATAAAATGACAGCCACAAAGGCTGGCTACGACAGTTATGACGAATATGTGATTGATTATCCAAAAAAGCAACAATACCGGCGAGAGGTCCGCCGGATCACACGAGCACAACCCATTCATTTGTTGCCAAATTATTCTGCTTATCAAACAAGCGTTGGTAGAAATGGGATACAAAATGCTTATCAACTTGATCATATCATAAGCATTGACGAGGGCTATAAACGAAATATTCCACCGCATGTGATCGGCAATATTAAAAACCTACAAATCATTAGTTGGGAACATAATATTGCAAAGCGGAATAAACCATCACAGTCGTTTTATTCGTGGATACACGATATCTTGAATGATGCGGTATTTGATCATATGGTCGGTCAATTTCCAGTATCAGTATATTCAAAACAGCACGGCGCAGTCATTCACTATACCGATATACGAATTGACGGTGAGTTTAGCTCAGGTATATCATCATCATCCCTGTATAAAGTTCGTCAGACGGTGCTTGATAGAAATGAAATATTTATCAATGTATTTAGTTCTGAGTGGGAAGAAAAAACCGAGTTGGTGAAACATAAAATTTTACATATTCTGAATCGTTCGTCAACGACCCCACTCTATGCTCGCACAATGCGCCCGGCGGTGATTTCTAATACCGTTGCGAAAGAATTTTTAGAAGAACATCATATTCAAGGATTTACCCCATCAACATATTATTATGGATTATACCACGGTGTTACTTTGGTTGCTGTGATGACATTTTCCAAAAACCGTGTTGTTACTGGTAATCGCCCTGCCGAAAACACATATGAGATGGTACGATATGCTACACATATGAATTATAAGATTATTGGTGGATTTTCAAAATTATTACAATTTTTTATCCGTGAACATAGGCCAATTACAATATATTCATATGCCAATTTACGATATAGTCAATCAACCACAGTATATGACCGTACCGGATTTAAACCTATACATACCACCGCACCTGGATATTTTTATGTCAAGGATGGCATGGCGTTGCACCGGTATAGATTTAGAAAATCAACACTGGTATCACAGGGATATGACCCGAATTTGTCTGAAACCGATATTATGAAACAACTTGGATACGACCGAATTTGGGACTGCGGGCACCGTCGATATGAACTAAATTGTTTAAACGACTAAGTTGTAAACTATTTATTATAAACCCGATTTCGGAGATCCTTCATGGAACATAGTATGAAGTTATCTGTTTTGTTAGAGCGAGCGCTAACAGAAGATGAGAAAATGAAGATGTTGTCACAGACCGTAAAGAATCCCGAGACGGGTAATGATATCACTGTGAAAACGGCATTGGGATATCCCAAGAATCACCCGGCTCGAAAAGCGGCCGCTAAGATTTATGCACAATTTATGAATAAAACATCGGCCGATCAGAAGCCGGCACCTGATCCGACTGCCGGTCCCGGTTCATATCCATCGAACCACTTGCCATTGGATCCTGCTAACAACAAAAACATACCAGATGACAGTCCATTTTTACGCTGGATCAGAGCTAAGCAGGAAAAAAGGCGACGTCTAGGTCAACGTCAACAACCACAAGAACCCTCTGCTCAGTCTTCCGTGTCCGGTCCGGTTAACAGTCCCGGTGCAGATTCATTGAACAAGGGGCCAAACACCTCGCCAGCATATGATAAATCGCGTTCAAATCCAACATCTGTTCCTCAACAACCACAATCAGTTGATTTTGATGACGATGATTATTATCACGCGCGCCGCGATGATGCATTAACTGGCGACTATTATCGCAGATGGCGTGATCGCCGACCCCGTAGATTTAGATAATAATCACCAGAGAATACAATGCCATTAGATCCGGTTGGTGGTGGACCAGTAGTTCCAATTCGTATTTGGCCTGGGTCCGGTAGCGCAAACGTTGCCGGAAAAACGTCGTTTGCGCTTTTTGATGATGATGATGACTTTGTTGAAGTTGCGCCGCAACTTGCAAAACATATTTGTTCAACATTGGGATATCCTATTGTATCTGTAGAACTTGAAGATACTAACATTTACGCCAATTTTGAAAAGGCTACGATGGCGTTCGCGGCTATTGTAAATGAATTCAATATGCGCGAAAATATGATGATGTATCAGGGTATGTCCACGGGATCATCATTTAGTCAAAAATTACTCAAGAGTAGTCCGGTACCATATGTGGTAAAGCTTGCCGCTGATTATGGTACTGAGGCCATGTCTGGTGGAACTGTAGATGTTAAGCGTGGTTATGTAACCATGCAGAAAGGTCAACAAGAATATGACTTGCAAAGTCTATGGGCCGCAGTTAGTGAGTCGGGTAACCGACTAGAAATTAAACGAGTATTCCATGAACGTGTGCCGGCTATGCAAAGATTCTTTGATCCGTTTGCTGGCACGGGAACTGACTTAAGCAGCTTAATGGGCAGTTTTGGGTGGCAAGGTTTTGCCGTGGCATCCAACTTTTTGGTCATGCCTACATATGAAACCATTCTTCGCGCACAAGCTATTGAATTAAACGATCAAATTCGTCGTTCTAACTATAGTTTTGAAATTCGCAATAACAAACTCAGACTTTATCCAGTTGTTACTGATGATACCGCCGGCGACCGAGTGTGGTTTGAATATATTGTCGAGCGTGATAAGTTTCGCTCGGACCCAAGCGGTTCGGTTGGTGGCAAATTAGAACGAGGGGTCGTCAGTGATTACAGCAATGTTCCATTTGCTTATGTGCCATTTTCTGATATCAATGATGTAGGCCGTGATTGGATTTATCGTTATACACTTGCATTGTCTAAGATTACTCTTGGATATATTCGTAACAAATATGATAGTTTGCCTATTCCAAATGCTGAAGTAACTCTTGACGGCGACCGTTTACGTCAAGAAGGTCAATCAGAAATTGAACGTCTTGAAGAGTATCTTCGTGAAACATTAGAGCAAACAGGTAAAAAAGCTCAAATGGAAAAACAAAAAGAAAATGAAATGAATGCACAGGAAATCCTAAAGCGTGTTCCTTTACCCCTTTATGTGTTTTAATTTATGCGGTTTGTCAGTCAACAGGATTACAATTTATTTTTACATCTGAATCGTGAACTCATCAATACATTTATTGATGTGCAAATTGTAATTTATAAGATCAATGTAGAAGAATCAAAAAAGAACATCTACGGTGAAGCAACGATTAAACGATGGGCACGGGGCACGCAGATTCCTGCACTTGTTAATCGTGATATGACTACCGCAGTGAAAGACATTCAGACCGTAAATACCGAACAAAGTGTAGAGTTTCATTTATTGCGTGAAGAGTGTAAGAGTCGTAATATTTTTCCTGAGATCGGTGACATTATTAATTTTGATGGAGCATACTACGAAATTAACAATACTAATGAAGTTCAGTTAGTAGCCGGTCAGTCCATTTATAATCACTCGATTACGTGTACGTGTCACTTGACTCGAAACACCAATTTGCAGCTTGAGGAGCCTGACCGATGAGTGGTGTTAACAAGAATAATAGATATGATGCTCTAGGCCAGACTATTGATGATACTCAAAATCGTGGACTGGACAATCGATTTGAAGACGATGATAAATCTCCGCTTCGTATCACCTTAATGACGATTGATGAAATCATCATTAACTACTTCGATGATGTTATCAAACCGAGGATTGTAACGTTGGATGCAGTTCAACGAGTGCCCATTATTTATGGTTCCGGCGAACGATGGGCAATGTTTAGGAAGGATGGATTTTTACGGGCACCAAATACCGATAAAGCTCTTACGCCGATGATTATGATTCGTCGCAGAAATATTGAACGTGGACGATTAACAAATCCCGTAAACAAGTATTTGGAAACGGCCTGGGAGTCTGGTTGGAATCGACGTAATGCATATGATAAATTTGCTGTGTTGAACGGCATTCAACCGAGTCGAAAATTTCACACAGTTATTATCCCGGATTATATAGACATCAACTACGATGTGGTGGTGTGGACAGAATACGAAGAACAAATGAGCGATTTACTCGGTCAGATTCAGGTTGAAACCGAAGAATATTGGGGCGTTCGCAATAATTTCAAGTTTCGTGTAAAAATTGATACTATGGACAGTCAAACTGACCTTGAATCGGCGCAAGATCGTGTAGTGAGAACTGCGTTTACAATGAAAGTTGGTGCATACCTCATTCCGGAACGTATGGTCAAAAATGCAAAAATTGTGTCTACAAACCAGAAAGTTTACACCGCCAAAAAGGTGGTCGCAATTGTCGAAGTAGACGGAACAAAAAAATAACTATAATCGATACTTATAGTATTTTGAACAATTAAAGTTATACTTATGGAAGTAACAGAAACACTCCGTTGAGGTGGTTATGACAGAACCTATTAAGCTTCCTGAAGAAGAACTTCAGCTTCTGGTAAGCCTTCAAACTAAATGGAATGAACTCACCAAACGATTTGGTGAACTACATTTCCAGCGAAAAGGACTTGAAGCCGAACTTCAAGTTACCGATGAAGAACTCGACTTGCTCGACCAAGAGCGGGTAGATATTGTAAAAAGGTTACAAGATAAGTATGGGCAGGGCGTGGTAAATCTCGCTACGGGCGAATTTATTCCCGATGCTCCACTTACTACTCAGTAATCTTTTGGAGAACTAACTTATGGCCGAACGTCTAATTTCCCCAGGCGTATTCACCGTAGAACGTGACCTTTCATTCCTTCCTCAAGGTATTTCCGAAATTGGTGCTGCCTTTATCGGTCCAACGTTGAAGGGGCCGGCGTTCCGCCCGGTAATTGTCGATTCCCAGGAACAATTTGAAGCAATCTTTGGTCAAACTACGCCTGATTTTTACACATCATATGCAGTGCAAAACTATCTCCGTGAAGCCGGTAGAGCAACCGTCTGTCGTGTGCTTGGACTTGATGGATATAGCAATAGCACGGTGGAATCTTTGATTCTTAGCATAACCTCTGCTTCCGTTACAGCGCCAATTGGTGTTATCTTTCCATCACGTAAGGGTGTAACACTACCAACGGGTTCTCTTGGTCCTGCGGTGAGCCCAACACAATTTTCGTTGACAATTTCTGGTTCAAATGGTTTGAAGACGTTCCACTCTATGAGTGTTGATCCGTCTTCAAGAAACTATTTTGCCAAAGTTCTTGGTACGACATCTACGACACAACATGATGGATTTGTCCTCCTACAGTTCCCGGACGCCGTATCATTTATTTCTGGTGCTCTCGCAGGATCTGGTTCTATGAACCTTGCTATTGAAAGCAACCAATTGATGTTGAGTGGATCTATCTATGGAACATATCGTCAGGCTACAACGCCGTGGATTCGTTCCCAGACAATTGGATCTATCAAGTACAATCTCTTTAGGTTCCATACACTTTCCGATGGTAATGCAGCAAACACCGATGTAAAGGTATCTATTGCTTCTATCCGTCCAAATCCTCTTGGGGAAGGATATGGTACATTCTCGGTCATTGTTCGTAAGTTTGACGATACCGACAGTAAGTTGAATGTTCTTGAACAGTTTGATAACCTATCCCTCGATCCAAATTCAGCAAATTATATTGCTCGACGAATTGGTACGGCCCGCACCATTATTGATGCAAACAACGACATCTATCTTGAAGGTGATTGGCCGAACAATTCAAAGTATGTATATGTTGAAATGGATCCTGGTGCCGATGACGTACCGGAAGAAGCACTTCCATATGGATTTGCCGCATTGGCCGCGCCGCTCAACATTGTTAACTTGCCTGCACCAAATTACATAACTACACGTTATACAACGCCTCCCGGTTCTACAACAGCCGTTGCAAATAATCGTATCTTCTACGGATTTGATTTTGCTGACACAACCGGTTTGTCATATCTTAACCCGCTACCATCTGGTAGTATAGATGCTGCTGGTTCTACGCTTCGCGTGGGTGTATTCGCCACGGGTTCTAACGAAAAACCCGGCGGCGGTCCAGATGAAGGATTTGACCTTCAAACCATTTTGTCTGCTCAGGACATTACCGATATCGCACCTCAGAATGCCACCTCGATTCGTAAGTTCACAGTACCATTCCAGAACGGATTTGATGGTCAAGCTCCTAACGTAATTCGTGCAGTTGGTGGCGCTATTACACCCACAAACACACAAGGCTTTGACTTGAGTGATTCGAATCGTAGTGGAGCAAGAGCTTACAAGATTTGTATCGACGCACTAGCAAATCCTGATGCATTTGACATCAATATGTTGGTAATCCCCGGTGTTATTTACAGTTTTCACCCATATATTGTTACCCAAGGTATCAATATGTGTGAAAACCGTGGTGACTGCTTCTACATTCTTGATGGTTCGCCGTTGGGATCAACAGTAAATGCAGCAGTCGGCGACATTCAAGACCTCGATACCAATTATGCCGGTACTTACTATCCGTGGGTCAAGATTCGTGATGCCGGTAGCAATAAGACTGTATGGGCACCGCCCTCTGTAGTAATGCCAAATGTTTTTGCCTTCAACGACCGAGTTGCTGCTGAGTGGTTTGCACCAGCAGGCCTCAACCGTGGTGGTATTGATGTGGCTCTACAAGTTCGTACTCGTGTGGATCAGGCTAATCGCGATGATCTTTACGAAGGTCGAGTCAACCCAATTGCTACATTCCCAGGTCAGGGTATCGTAGCATGGGGTCAGAAGACGCTGCAACAGCAAGCTTCTGCTCTTGATCGAATCAATGTTCGTCGTCTGCTTATTGCAGTTAAGAAGTTCATTGCTTCGACCTCGCGTTACCTCGTATTTGAACAGAACGTTGAATCAACTCGTCAACGATTCTTGTCTATCGTCAATCCATACCTCCAGAGTGTACAGGAACGTGCTGGTTTGTATGCTTTCCGTGTGGTAATGGATGAAACGAACAACACGCCAGATATTATCGACCGTAACATTTTGGTGGGTCAGTTGTATCTCCAGCCGGCACGAACTGCGGAATTCATTAGTCTTGAATTCAACATCTTGCCGACCGGCGCTACATTCCCTGAATAATATAATAGTTATAAATTAAAGACCCTTGAAATTCAAGGGTCTTTAATTAAACTTCTCATAATAGAACTCTACTGTCTACACTAACTACAACTACAATGTGTCCACAAAATAGACATCGGTGTCAGCAATGTAATAAATTATTATCACCGACACAAAAATTTTGCAATATTACATGTCAAACCAGATTTGAGCAGCGTACTGAGAAATTTTGTGTAATCTGTAATAAATCACTCGGCCGCATTCATACTAATAAAAAAACTTGTTCAAACACCTGCCGTGGACTGTTGCGACGACGGGAAGCTCGTGAAATACGAATTTGTGGTGTATGTAAATCATCATTTGAAACATATAAAAAAACAAAAAAACTATATTGTAGTGATGCATGCCGTCGAGTAATCAATGCACTGCCCGAAACGAATGCAAAACGACAACATACTATACAATCAACAAACATGCAAAGATATGGCGTGCCATATACATCACAGACCGATACGTGGAAACGAAATGTATCACAAAAGATGATTGATCGTTACGCAGATTTAGATGTTAAACAAACTATGGTTGATAAAATAAAAGATACCAAACGGCGCCGGTATGGTAATCCAAATTATAACAATTTGAAGAAAGCCACACAAACATTATTAGATAGGTACAACGTCACGAATTGGAATGAAACTACATCATTCAAACGAACATTCTTTGACAAAGCTATGAAACGAATTGCCCCGTTTGTGCGACCTATGTTCTCCTTTGAAGAATATATGGGCGTAGACCATCAATATACATTTCAGTGTGTGACTTGTAATCATATATTCACCGATACCGCAAACAATGCACGGATTCCTCGATGCAAACAATGCTTCCCGAACCGTTCAGGCTCGTCTCAATATGAAGATGAATTATGTGCGTTCATCACCACACACTATACCGATCCGATTGAACGCAACACACGCACTATTATTGCCCCGAAAGAACTGGATGTATATGTGCCCGACCGACGGCTGGCTATTGAGTTCAATGGCTTGTATTGGCATTCTGAAATTGGAGGTGGTAAAGATAAACACTATCATATGCAAAAATTGCAGTTGTGTCGGGCCAAGGGCATTCAATTATTACAAATCGGTGAATTGGACTGGATCTATAAACGACCGATTGTGGAGTCGGTGATATTATATGCTTTGGGGCAATCCCGAAATATTTATGCCCGGGCCTGTACCATTCGACCACTCTCAGCAAAAACTTGCAATCAATTTCTCAATGAGAATCATTTACAAGGTGGTGACAAATCATCTATTCGGTATGGATTGTATCATCACGAAACATTAGTTGCTGTGATGACCTTTGGTAAAAGTAGATATGATAAGTTGTATGAATATGAATTGTTACGATTTTGTAATATACAAGGTCATCGCGTCGTTGGTGGGTTTAGTAAACTGTTTACACATTTTAAGCGTTCACATCAACCAACCAGTGTAGTATCATACGCAAATAAAATGTATTATTCCGGTCAATCATACCAATCGGCTGGATTTATTTATGCGGGTGACACGCCGCCGGGATATCAGTATATTGATGCCCAGTATACCCACACAATGTCACGGCTGCTTTATCAAAAACACAAATTACCGACAATTCTGGACAAGTATGATATGACCCTGACCGAATGGGAAAATATGCAATTAAACGGATATGACCGAATTTGGGATTGTGGGAATACGAAGTGGATTTGGAGTCACTAAATGATTAAATTAACATCGTTACTATATGACCGGTTTTTAACTTTTTAAGTAAATACATAATATGTATATATATCTGTAATACGAACGGGAAAGTAATTTCAATTATGAATTTAAGAGACATATCAAAGCAAATTGGTGTAAATCAAACTGGATTACGAAAATTGGTTGACAGCAAGTACAATTCATATAATGGATGGACGGTAGTTGGAACTCCGCACATTTCCAGGAATATTTCTATATCAAGATCAAAGCGAAGTAGTGAATATCCACGGTTAATTTCACCAGATGGAACTATTTATCGTATAGAAGATACGATTCGATCTTTTTGTAGATTTCATAATCTAACCCCAAGTTCTGTGTCTAAGCTAATAAACAAAAAAATACCATCATATAAAGGATGGTTTGTACAGGAGATTCTCCATGGCTAATCTCGTTGCAGAAAATGAGATGTTCTTTACTGCGTTTGAACCTAAGATGAAGAATCGTTTCATCATGTATATTGATGGTTTGCCTTCATATGTGGTTCGAAAGATTGAACGTCCGAAGTATTCCGCAGAAGCAAAAGTGCTTCCGCACATTAACCTTGAGCGTTATGTCAAGGGTAAATCAAAGTGGGGTCCAATTAACTGTACACTATATGATCCGATTGTTCCGTCCGGCGCACAGGCGGTAATGGAATGGGTTCGTCTTCACCACGAATCAATTACCGGTCGTGATGGTTATGCCGACTTCTATAAGAAAGATATTGTATTCAATATGCTTGGTCCCGTGGGTGATAAAGTAGAAGAATGGATTGGTAAGGGATGTCTTGTTACCGAAGCTAATTTTAATGATGCTGATTGGGGTACGGATGACCCGACCGAAATCAGCTTGACAATTCAAGCTGACTACTGGATTCTTAACTACTAATATAATAGATGGACAATTAGTAGGTTCGATCTCCACTGGGGCAAGGTGGTGTCTATACTCTATTTATATTGAGTGTAAACACCGCCTTTCTTTTTATTAGAGAATTGGTATGTCTTGTGAACTAAATAATATTTACGATATTTGCATACTTCAAAATCAAACATTTGAATTACCGTTTCAGTTGTATAATGATGACGGGGTAACTGCTATCAACGTTAGTGGTTGGTCATTTACAGGATCCATAAAGTCACAATTCACTGATCCCGTTCCCGCGTTGTATTTTACCAGTTCTGTTGTAGATGCGTCATCTGGAAGTATTAAACTATATCTTTCCGCTGAAACCACATGGATGCTTACTGGATCAAAATATGTATATGATGTCATCGGTAATAATTCCAATGTCACACCAGTTGAAACGCTACGGCTAATGCAGGGTAAAGTGTCCGTTCGTCCAGGAGTAACCGAACCGTGATTATTCGCGTATCAGGATCGACCCCGGGCAACTCGATAAACCTTACCGTAAATGGTACGGGTGTGCCTGGATCATCAGGCATTCAAGTAAATGTTCCCCAATTTGTCAGTCAAGCTAATAACGCAATTAGTTCTAGTTATGCCGGTACGGCGTCACTTGCTCTTTCTACATTAGGTGCTATTTCATCTGCATCATATGCAGAATATGCTAATGCCGTCTCATGGAGTAATGTTGTAAATATTCCACAAAATATTGTATCGAGTTCCGCTCAAGTTGATTATACACAACTTCAGAATATTCCTAGTAGTAGCAATTCAGCTTCGTATGTAGAATATAACAATATTGCTAATAAACCCGTTGGATTAGTATCAAGTTCGGCTCAAGCCGCGTCATGGGCAGTTGCTAGTGCTAGCACGGCTACAACCGCAACAACTTCAAGTTATGCACTTACTGCGAGCGCCGTTCTTAATATTCCACCACTACCTACAGGAGTGGTCAGTTCCAGCGCACAGGTCAGTTATGTTCAATTGTCCGATATTCCCACAGGAATCATATCCAGTTCTACACAATTACCTGTTGGGTTAGTCAGTTCTAGTGTTCAAGTCAACTATACACAACTTACTGGTATTCCATCGGGGTTGGTCTCCTCATCAGTTCAAGCGGAGACATGGTCCGTAGCTAGTGCATCAATTGCACCTACAAGTTGGTCATTGATATCAGATCGTCCTGATGGACTTGTTTCAAGTTCTGCACAAGTTAATTCTGGTAGCTTTACTGGCAGTTTTATTGGTAGTGCTAGTTTTGCCGATAACGCAGATAATAGTATCAGTGCCAGCTTTGCCATTTCTGCCTCATGGGCACAGACTACAGGACCGGCTGATTGGAATACACTACTTAACCGACCGGTTGGTATCGTAAGTGCCAGCGCGCAAATTAATACGGGCAGTTTTACCGGCAGTTTTGTTGGTAGTGCCAGCTTTGCTAATAACGCCGAAAACAGCATTAGCGCTAGTTTTGCTACTACGACATCTTTTGCATTTACCGCACTCAGTGCAAGTTGGGCACCCGGTGTCGGTGATGCTGTAGATTGGTCTACTATTATCAATATACCTGTTGGCATTGTTTCTAGTTCATCACAAATTAATACGGGTAGTTTTACTGGATCATTCACCGGATCAGTCACTAACGCCGTATCAGCAAGTTTTGCTGCCGATGCTTATACACAGTGGAATAATATTGGCAACCGCCCCGACGGCTTGATCAGCAGTTCAGCACAACTACCTACCGGTCTCGTCAGTGCTAGTTCACAAATTAATTACATCGGCATTTCTAATGTTCCTGGTGGTATTGTTTCAAGTTCAACACAAATTATAGCGGGGTTGCCTGTTGGAACGGTATCAAGCAGCAATCAAGTCAATTATACACAACTACAAAATATCCCTACAGGTTTAGTTAGCAGTTCTACACAAGCTGTAACGTGGAATGTGGCGACTGCCTCAATTGCTGCGACATCATGGAGTTTGGTTGCAGATAAACCATCTGGTCTCGTTAGTGCATCGAGCCAAGTCTCTTACACAGGCCTGTCAAACGTTCCTGCTGGTATTGTGTCGTCATCAACACAAGCCACAACGTGGACTGTGGCAACAGCTTCACTTGCTAATGAGGTTGCGTATAATAATGTTACTGGAACGCCGATTGGTTTGGTCAGCGCATCAAGTCAAGTAGATTTCTTGCAGACTTCCAACCGTCCAACGGGGTTAGTATCCAGCTCTGGTCAAGTTAATTACACTGGATTGACTGACGTTCCCGTTGGCATTGTAAGCTCCTCAGGCCAAGTCTCTTACACAGGACTATCAAACGTTCCTGCTGGTATTGTATCTAGTTCCGCACAAGCTTCTACATGGACTGTGGCGACTGCCTCAATTGCTGCGACATCATGGAGTTTGGTTGCAGATAAACCATCTGGTCTCGTCAGCGCATCGAGTCAAATTGACTTCTCTCAGACTACAAACCGACCAGTTGGCTTAGTATCCGCATCGGTTCAGGTCAGCTACCCTGATCTATCCAACATTCCGGTTGGTATTCTCAGCAGTTCTACTCAATTCAATTCTCTATCAAATACAAGTGCCAGCTATGCTCAGAACAGTTTCACTGCTGTATCTGCATCATGGGCACCGTCAACTGAAGGTGCGCCGGTCAGCTGGACAAGTGTTACTGGTAAGCCTGATGGTCTAGTATCCAGTAGTGCGCAGGTTAACTTCACACAACTTCAGAACATCCCAGTTGGACTTATCAGCGGAACGGCACAGGTCAAAGCTATTCTTGATGCTGATGGTGTGTTTAGTAGTTCTGAACAAGTTCAGTTCAATAGTATTAGTGGTCGTCCAAATGGACTGGTCAGTAGTTCCGCACAAATTGTAGCGGGTCTACCAGCGGGTACTGTATCCAGTTCTGCACAAGTATCATATACGGGGTTGACCGATCTTCCGGTTGGCATCGTCAGCAGTAGCACTCAAGCTTCTACATGGACTGTTGCCACGGCCTCGATTGCTAATACTTCATGGAGCCTGGTTGCAAATAAACCAGATGGTTTAGTTAGTGCTTCCGGTCAAGTAGACTTCCTACAAATCTCAAATCGTCCCGAAGGGTTGGTGTCTAGTTCAGCACAAGTCAACTACACCGGATTGACTGGTGTTCCTGTTGGCATTGTGAGCTCCTCGGGTCAAGTCTCATACACAGGATTGTCAAATATTCCTGTAGGCATTGTCAGTGCTTCAAGTCAAGTAGACTTCCTACAAACCTCAAATCGTCCAACGGGGTTGGTGTCCAGTTCAGCACAAGTATCCTATACGGGCCTATCAAATATTCCTGTTGGTATTGTATCTAGTTCAACACAAGCTTCTACTTGGACTGTTGCCACGGCATCAATTGCTAATACTTCATGGAGTTTGGTTGCTGATCGTCCCGTTGGTTTGGTCTCAAGTTCAACACAGGTCAATTACAACGATTTGAACGGTATTCCGATTGGTTTAGTTAGTGCATCAAGTCAAGTAGATTTCTTACAGACCGTGAACCGACCTGTTGGTTTGGTCTCAAGTTCTGCACAGATAGATTATACTGGTATTACAAACATTCCAGTTGGTATTGTTAGTGCTTCAAACCAAGTCTCCTATACTGGCTTGTCAAACGTTCCTGCTGGCATCGTCAGCAGTAGTACTCAAGCCACAACATGGACCGTAGCAACAGCTTCAATTGCGGCAACGAGTTGGAGTCTCATAGAAAATATTCCGAATGGACTTGTATCGAGTTCTATACAAGCAACGGATTGGACAGTGGCAAGTAGTAGTGTTGCTGCAACCGCTTCAATTGCACCGACATCATGGAGTTTAGTTGCGAATAGACCCGTTGGTCTGGTTAGCGCCTCAAACCAAGTAGATTTCTTACAGATCTCAAATCGACCTGTCGGTCTCGTTTCAAGTTCAGCACAAGTCAATTACAGTGGTTTGACTGGCGTTCCTGTAGGCATTGTTTCTAGTTCTACACAATTACCAACCGGATTAGTTAGTGCCAGTGCGCAAATTAGTTACACTGGTATTACCGATGTGCCTATAGGTATTTTGAGTTCATCAACTCAATTTAACGCACTTACAAATACGAGTGCTAGCTTTGCCATTTCTGCGTCATGGGCACCGACTACAGGACCGGCCGATTGGAATACACTACTTAACCGACCTGTTGGTATTGTCTCAAGTTCAGCGCAAGCAACCGATTGGACGGTTGCAAGTAGCAGTGTTGCAATTAGTGCAAGTATTTCACCGACTAGTTGGAGTTTGATATCAAATATTCCTGTAAATCTTGTATCTAGTTCTGCACAAATTGTTGCTGGACTACCCGCTGGTAGTGTGAGTTCAAGTGCTCAAATTGACTATACGGGTATTACTGGTATTCCGGTAGGTCTCGTTTCCAGTAGCGCACAGGTAAACTATAGTGGTTTGAACGGCATTCCCGCCGGTATTGTTAGTAGTAGCACTCAAGCTTCTACTTGGACCGTTGCTACGGCTTCAATTGCTAATACCTCGTGGAGTTTAGTTGCAGATAAACCTGTTGGTCTCGTCAGTGCTTCAAACCAAGTCTCCTATACAGGCTTGTCAAACGTTCCTGTTGGCATTGTGAGCTCCTCAGGCCAAGTCTCTTATACTGGACTGTCAAACGTTCCTGTTGGCATTGTGAGCAGTAGTACTCAAGCCACAACATGGACCGTAGCAACTGCCTCAATTGCTAATACTTCATGGAGTTTAGTTGCAAATAAACCTGTTGGTTTAGTTAGCGCTTCCGGTCAAGTAGACTTCCTACAAACCTCAAATCGTCCAACGGGGTTGGTTTCAAGTTCAGCACAAGTCAATTATACGGGTTTGACTGGTGTTCCTGTCGGCATCGTAAGTTCATCTGGTCAAGTTAATTACACTGGGTTGGCTGGCGTTCCTGTTGGCATCGTCAGCAGTAGTGATCAAGCCTCGGCATGGACAGTTGCAACGGCTTCTATTGCTAATACCTCGTGGAGTTTAGTTGCAAATAAACCTGTTGGTTTAGTCAGTGCCTCAAGTCAAGTAGATTTCTTACAGACTTCCAATCGTCCCGCAGGGTTGGTTTCAAGTTCAGCACAAGTCAATTATACGGGCCTATCAAACGTTCCCGTTGGTATCGTAAGTTCATCTGGTCAGGTCAATTACAGTGGTTTGAACGGTATTCCTATTGGTATTGTATCTAGTTCAACACAAGCTTCTACTTGGACCGTAGCAACTGCCTCGATTGCTAATACTTCATGGAGTTTAGTTGCAAATAAACCTGTTGGTCTCGTTAGTGCTTCAAACCAAGTAGATTTCTTGCAGACTTCCAATCGTCCCGTAGGGTTGGTCTCAAGTTCAGCACAAGTATCCTATACAGGCTTGTCAAACGTTCCTGTTGGCATCGTAAGTTCATCTGGTCAAGTTAATTACACTGGGTTGGCTGGCGTTCCTGTTGGCATTGTCAGTGCCTCAAGTCAAGTAGATTTCTTACAGACTTCCAATCGTCCCGTAGGGTTGGTTTCAAGTTCAGCACAAGTCAATTACAGTGGTTTGACCGGTGTTCCTGTTGGCATTGTGAGCTCCTCAGGTCAAGTCTCATACACAGGATTGTCAAATATTCCTGTAGGCATTGTCAGTGCCTCAAGTCAAGTAGACTTCCTACAAACCTCAAATCGTCCAACGGGGTTGGTGTCCAGTTCAGCACAAGTCAATTACAGTGGTTTGACCGGTGTTCCTGTCGGTATTGTATCTAGTTCAACACAAGCTTCTACTTGGACTGTAGCAACTGCGTCAATTGCTAATACCTCATGGAGTTTAGTTGCCGATAAACCTGTTGGTCTAGTCAGTGCTTCCGGTCAAGTATCCTATACAGGCTTGTCAAACGTTCCCGTTGGTATCGTAAGTTCATCTGGTCAGGTCAATTACAGTGGTTTGACTGGCGTTCCTGTTGGTATTGTCAGTGCCTCAAGTCAAGTAGACTTCCTACAAACCGCAAATCGTCCCGCAGGATTGGTGTCCAGTTCAGCACAAGTATCTTATACGGGTTTGACTGGTGTTCCTGTCGGCATCGTAAGTTCATCTGGTCAGGTCAATTACACTGGGTTGGCTGGTATTCCTGTTGGCATTGTCAGCGCATCAAGTCAAGTAGATTTCTTGCAGACTGTGAACCGACCAACAGGGTTGGTTTCCAGTTCGGCACAAGTCTCTTACACAGGACTATCAAATATTCCTGTAGGCATTGTGAGCTCCTCAGGCCAAATTTCTTATACGGGCCTATCAAATATTCCTGTCGGTATTGTCAGCAGTAGTACTCAAGCCACAACCTGGACCGTTGCTACGGCTTCAATTGCTAATACTTCATGGAGCCTAGTTGCAGATAAACCTGTTGGTTTAGTCAGTGCATCAAGTCAAGTAGACTTCCTACAAACATCAAATCGTCCCGCAGGATTGGTGTCCAGTTCAGCACAGGTCAACTACACCGGATTGACTGGTGTTCCTGTTGGTCTCGTAAGTTCATCTGGTCAAGTCAATTACAACGGTTTGACTGGCGTTCCTGTCGGCATTGTCAGTGCCTCAAGTCAAGTAGATTTCTTGCAGATCTCAAATCGTCCAGCAGGGTTGGTCTCAAGTTCAGCACAAGTCTCTTATACGGGCCTATCAAATATTCCTGTTGGTATTGTCAGTAGCAGTAATCAAGCTTCTACATGGACCGTAGCAACATCATCGGTAGCTACATCAGCAAGTTATGCTCTATCGGCAAGCTGGGCACCTGGTGGTGGTGGTGAACCGGTCAGTGCATCCTATGCACTCACTTCAAGCTACGCCGCACTGGCACAAAATGTGTTGGGTAGTATTGCCAATGCAACCAGTGCAAGTTATGCCTTAACGTCGTCTTATGCGGTAAATGCGGCGACCGCATCCTATGTTGAAGGCACGATTGACGGTGGTATCACGGGGTCGTTTAGTGGTAGTGGTGCTGGCATCTATAATGTCACAGCGTCAATTGTAAACAGCA